GCCGGCCCCGGATCCGAAGCTCGCGCTCCGGGCTATCGACCGGCTACAGCGGATCTCCGTCTCGCGCCGCCGTCTGCTCGGGCTCGACCAGGCGAAGAAGGCCGGAGGCGGCGACGAGCGACAGGCAGGCTTTATAGATGAAATCGCCCAACGCCGCGAGCGGCGAAGACGGGCGCAGGGTTGGTGATCCGCGGCCCCGGCTGTGCTCGGTCCCGCCCGCCGTATCTTCCGCGGGTTCGGAAGCGGTGGACTTGGCCGGGCGCGCCGGGCTGCATCTCGACCCGTGGCAGGCATGGGTACTCGACCGGGCGCTAGCGGAGCGGGACGACGGGAAGTGGGCAGCCTGGGAAATCGGGTTGATCATTCCGAGGCAGAACGGGAAGTCGGCGATCTTGGAGGCGCGGGAGCTAGCCGGGCTCGTCCTGTTCGGCGAGACGCTGATCATCCATACGGCCCATGAGTTCCGGACGTCTCAGGAGGCGTTCCGGCGGATCCGCCGGCTTATCGAGGCGACGCCCGAGCTCGACTCGGCGGTTATGCGGATGCCGGAGTCGCACGGCGAAGAAGGAATCGAGTTCCGCGGCGGGAAGCGGCTCCGGTTCCTGGCCCGGTCGAAGACGGCGGCCCGCGGCTTCTCCTGCGACCTGCTCGTCTACGACGAAGCGATGATCCTGCCGTCCGACGTCGTCGGCTCGTCCCTGCCGACCATGTCGGCGCGGAGCATGGCGACCGCGGGCGGGACGCAGGTCTGGTACACGGGTTCGGCCGGGCTCGGCGCGGTCTCGACTCAGCTAGCGCTGATCCGCGGGCGCGGGATCCAGGGCGACGACGAGGCGCTCTTCTTCGCCGAGTGGAGCATCGACCCGCATACCCCCTACTGCGACCCGGGCTGTACCGAGCATGACGAGATCTACGCGCTCGACTCGCTCTACAAGTCGAACCCGGGGCTCGGCTATATCCACTCCGACGGGACCGGGCTGACGCTCGAAGCGGTCGAGCGGGAAGCCCGGGGTATGGACGCCGAGCAGTACGCGACGGAGCGTCTCGACGTCGGAACCTATCCGGCTCCTAAGGACGGCTGGGCCGTCATTCCTAAACGGTGGTGGCTCGCGACGGCTGACGACTCCGCTCCCCGGCCCGCGGGTCCGGCGTTCTCGATAGATACGACGCCGAAGCGGACTCACTCGTCGATCGCGCTAGCTGGCGACGGCTCGGCCGGGAAGGTCTATCTCGAACTGGCCGACCACCGGGCCGGGACGTCATGGCTGCTTAACCGGGCGCTCGAACTCGACCGCCGCTGGAGCCCGGTCGGGTGGGCTATCGACCCGCGGGCGGCTGCCGGAAGCCTGATCGACGACATGGTCACGTCGGGGCTGAACGTGATCCAGCCGACGGCGCGGGACATGGCTCACGCCTTCGGCGGGATCTACGACGACTTCCGCGACGACATGCTGACCCACGCGACCGATAAGGAGGTCGCGACCGCGCTCGCCGGGGCGGTGACGCGGAAGCTCGGCGACGGGCTCGCGTGGGACCGGGTTAACTCGGCGGTCGTTCTCTCGCCGGTCGTCGCCTACACGCTCGCTCACTGGCTCTTCCGGAAGCTCGGCGGCGACTCCTACGACGCGGGCGACTCCGTCCACTTCGACCTGACCGAGATCATCCGGCTATGCCAGATGGGCGTCTACGGGCCGGCGGATATCGCCCGGCTCTTCGCCGCTGAACTAATCGACGATCGCGGGCTGACCGAGCTAAAGAAGGCCACCGGCCGCGACTACTCGGCGCTCGTGCGCGCATAGGAGGGACCGATGGCGAACGGGACCGGGACACTCGAGCGGCACTTCCGGCTAGCCGGGGAAGACGACGATACGGTCGTCGGCCCGCCGAGCCCACCGCTCCGGGAGCGGCTCGGCGCGAGGTGGGGCTCGGCGGCGAAGGTCGCCCGGGGGAAGCTCGGCCCGTACGCGAAGCGGGTCGCCGAGTGGCGGATCGCGCTCCCGGGGTTGGCCGGCGTCGGGCTGATCTCCGCCGGGACCGCGCTCCGGTTCGGCGTCTGGGCCGGGCTGCTCGTCGCCGGGGTCTTCTGCCTGCGACTCGACTCGCGGATCCGGTAAGCCGTGGGACTCGTCTCCGGGCCGAAGCTCGGGACCGGTAGCGAGCTAGTCCCGGCGGCGAAGGGCGCGCTCTCCGGCCGGATCGTCGATATGCAGGCGGTCCGGGACTACCTCGGTATCACGTCATGGACGGACCTGATCCAGCCGCGGCCGGGCTCGGGCCGGGGCTCTACCCCGTACGTCTCGCCTGAGTCGGCGATGCGGAACTCGGCGGTCTGGGCCTGTCTGCGGCTCCGCGGCGACATGGTCTCGACGCTTCCGCTTATCGTCTACCGGCGGGTAAAGCAGCCCGACGGGTCCGAGATCCCGGTACGGGCTACGACGCCGCCGGTCCTGACCTACCCGTCCGGTACGCCGGTCGGGACCGCCTACGCCGGGGCCGGGCGGATCGGGCTCCCGGAGTGGCTCTACTCGTCGCAGATCGACCTTGACCGGTCCGGGAACGCTATCGGGATCATTAAGGAGTTCGACGGGCTCGGGCTGCCGAAGGTTATCGAGCTACAGCCCGCGACCGCCTGCTCGGTCCTGACCTCCGGCGGGAAGGTGACCGGCTACCGGATCTTCGGGAAGACCTATACGCCCGACGTCATCTGGCACGAGAAGCAGTTCACGGTCTCCGGGATCCCGGTCGGGCTTTCCCCGGTCGCCTACGCCGCGCTGACGCTCGGCCGGTGGCAGTCGATCGAGCAGTTCGCGATCGACTGGTTTGTCGGCGGGGGCGTCCCGCGGGCCCGCCTGCAGAACAAGGCGAAGACGATCAACCCGAAAGAGGCGACGATCGTCAAGGAGTCGTGGCGCGCCGCGGTCGCCGTAGGAGAGCCGTTCGTCCACGGCAGCGACTGGGAGTACGACCTAATCCAGGCGCAGGCGGCTTCGACCGACTGGCTCGAAGGCCAGCGGTCCGGGGTACTCGACGTCGCCCGGTTCTTCGGCGCTCCGGCGGACCTGATCGAAGCCGAGGTCAACGGCGGGTCGGCGATCACGTACGCGAACATCACCCAGCGCCATCTAGGGTTCCTGATCTTGCATCTCCGGCCCGCGATCCGGCGCCGGGAGTGGGCGCTCTCGACCCTGACGGCGACGCCGCGGTACGTCTGCCTGGACGCCGACGACCTGCTCGCGATGGACCCGTCGAGCCGCGCCGCCTACTTGAAGACCATGATCGACGCCCGGCTTCTCGCGCCGAGCGAAGCGCGGGAGATGGACGGCCGGCCGCCGTTCACGCAAGACCAGATCGACGAGATTAACCAGTTCTTCCCGCCGAAGGCGGCGAGCCCGGCCGGAGCCGGCTCGCCGAGCCCGGCCGCAATCGGCCCGGGACAGTGAAGGAGCTAACGCGATGACGCAGCAGATAATCCGCCCGGAGATCGTCGTAGGAGACCCGGGCTCTCGCGCTGAGGCGTACGGGAACCGCGGGTCGATCCCGGTCGGCTCGGCGCGGTCGCAGTCGTTCGCCGGGACGCTCCGGGCGAAGGAGATCAGCCGGGACGGGCAGAAGTTCTACGAGGTCGAAGGCTACGCCTCCGTCACCGAGCAGCCTTATACCATGTACGACATGTTCGGCCCGTATGAGGAGACCGTGAAGAAGGGGGCGTTCGACGCTTCGCTCGAACGGGACGGGCTCGACGTCGCGTTCCTGACGAACCACAAGGGCGTCACGATGGCGCGGACGACGAACAAGTCGCTCGAACTGTGGGCCGACGATACCGGGCTCGGCGCTCGCGGCTACCTCAACGCGAACCGGCAGGACGTCCGGGATCTCGTCTCGGCGATCGACGACGGGCTTATCGACGAGATGTCCTTCGCCTTCTACCTGCTCGCGGGCGGGTGGAACGAGGAGTACGACAAGTTCTCGATCTACGAAGCCGATATCCACCGCGGCGACGTCTCCGCGGTGAACTACGGGGCGAACCCCTATACCTCGATCGCTGCCCGGGCGGGCGAGATCCTCGCCGCGCTCGACCATCTTCCGGCCGGAGCCGCCCGCGCCGCGTACACGACGCTCTCGGCCCGGTTCGGCCCGCCGATCCTAGTAACCGGTCCGGGCGAAGGCCGGGCTCTCCCGCCGGTCCCGGCCGCGAACCCGACGTCGCTCCGGATCGCCGAAGGGATTCTCGCCGCCTGGGACGAAGAGATCTCGCAGATCGTCGCCCGGGCGGACGCGCACGGGGCGTACGACGGATCCCACTCCCACCCGCACCCGGCCTACGGGAGCCAGGGCGGCGACAGCGAGCACGACCACCAGCACGCGCACGCGACCGACGATAACCACTACCACCAGCACGAGAACGCGGCGGGCGAGGCGGGCGAG